AGCGTATGGAACACGCCCGGAGGTTAAAGCACCTACAGACAGAGACGCAATGTAGTTCTCAGCGTTAACAATATCAGTGCCGTTGCTGACTAAGATAACCTTCTTGCCGTTTGGCACAGATACACCGGTCTGACCTGAAACCTTAACCGTTACTGCAAAACCACCGGTAGTGTTGTTGTAGATAAAGTAGAGCTTCTTGTTAGCAGGAACAATCAAGTTAGTATTTGGGAACGTCAACGCACCCGTCATTTCAATGAACATATTACGGGCTACACCGGTAGCACCGTTGGGGATTGTAATCGTGGTGTTTGCACCTGAACCGTCTGTAATGGCTTGGGTTACATAACCGCTGATGGCTTGCTCTAGCAATGTGCCAAGGTTAGTGTTGGTGGTTACACCCCATGTTCCAGACTGTTCGCCGGTTCCGATGAGTTCGATTGCCAAATTTGTTGAGTAGGTGGATGCCATGCTATTTTCCTTTTAAACCGTTGTAACTTCTTGCCAATTTACTGGCGTATTTGTTCCTAAATTACTCCAAGTAGTGCTAGGTTCGCCAGTAATATTCTGCCAGTTTGCATTAGTGTCGTCAGGTATTGGTTTCCAATAAACCGCAATTACATCCCCAACGCTTCCTGTTGCTGCATTTCCAGTAATTACTGAAAACACACTAACACCTACTGTCCCTACTAAACCTGTTGCCGCGTTACCAGTTAAATCGGCAGTCTTGCTATGCGTTACCGTTCCTACAGCACCAGACCCTGCAACTCCCGTTAAAGCCAACGTCAATGTTGGCGCTACCGTTCCTACTGCTCCTGTTGCTACATCGCCATCTTCTGCTTCTGAACTGCTAGGTATTACTGTTCCTAAAACTCCACTACTTACTACTCCGGTCAACGCTACAAATTTACTTTGAACTACAGTTCCTACCGCACCGCTTGCTGCTACACCTGTCAAAGCAACAGTTATAGTGACTGTCGCCGTTCCTACCGCTCCTGACCCCGCAACTCCTGTAAGAGCTACGGTTCTACTTTGCGTTACACTACCTACAGCACCAGCCGCATTATTGCCGGTAAGGATGGTTTCGCCATAGCCCCAACTACCGGAACTCCAAGCTCCTAGCCCCCATCCCGCCATGATTCACCCTTTAGGTGGTTGACAAGCGCAACAATGCGGTCGTGGTGGTATTAGAAGGCATAGTTAATGTAAACGTACCTGCGGTTACAGTCTGTGAACCAAACGTGTGAACAGAGATCGCTTTGTTTGACTGAGTGCTGTTATAAAGCAAAACTGTATCAAACGCAGTGGTCAAAGTTACTGTCGTGTAAGCAATAGAAGCCGATGGAGTCCAATAAGCTACGCCCGCAGTTGCAGAACTGTTGGTTGACGTAGGGGCTGTAGCGTTTGTTACCGTTACCCCGCCCGCTGAATAATTAGTTCCCGAAACTTCACCAGTAACTGTATAAGCTGTAGTGGCTGCATTAATGGTAGCCGAAGCTAAATATAGAGCCGCCTTAACCGTATCGGTTGTTGGAGCCGTTAAACTGCCTCTGGATACAATCGTAGACGTACCAAGCTGATGCTGACCTAGCATTAACTCAGACATAAACGACGTACACATGCTTTGTGTGTTTGCCATGATATTTCCTTTTACCCAATAGAAGCGAGTTCAGCACCCGCAAAAGATGGCACTTTTTTAAGAGTGACATGTACCGAACGGTGAACTAACTCACCACATGACCAATATTCAACCCAAGTTGTAAGTTCATTATCATTATCAATAGACCCCTCGCGCTTCTCCAGCAAGGATTCATCCATATCACCTTTAGTTGTCGTAATCAATTTGAACTCCTATGCAAGTCTAATGATGGCTGATGTGTTAGTAGCAGCAGGAAACTGAACGGTAAATGTGTTTGTAGATGTCTTGTCAGAACCAAAGTCTAAAACACACACAGTTGGGTTAGTCCCACCGTATTTGTAGATTAACGCGCCTCTGGCTGTGGTAGCCATTGTCCAAGACACATTAGAAAACGAGATGTATGCAGTTGTTCCAGAAGCGCCAACCGTAGGCACTGGAGTAACCGTTAATATGCTACCCCCAGCAGTATACCCTGTTGCAGACACTTCGCCATCAGTTGTATACACCGCAGTAGATGCGTTTAGAGTGGCTAGGTTTGTGTATAGCGCGATCTTAAACACATCTGATGTGCCGGTATTAAAGTTATAGGTTCCGCTTAACAGACCCGTTTTAAACACCGTGCAAGTGTAGTTCCCAGTGAATGCCATATTAAGTCACCGGAACCCTTGCCTGACCACTACGGTAGGCATCTTGACGCTCAAGCCCATCACCCAAGCGTTTGGCTAACATTAAGGCATCCTGATACTTCTTGTCGTAAAAAGCAATAACGTCAGGCTCACCTTTCATAAACGTGTAGCCTTCAACTAATGATCCATACAGTAACACTGAGTCAAAGTTATCCCCTAGCCAAGTTGTTGTAGCAGTGGTAATGCTCTCTGGGTAGAAGAAGTAGTGCAATTCTACCGTATAGGTTGCATCTGGTGTTGGACCAAGAATAAACGACAATTCTGTTGGATACGTGGAATTTGGCCCAAACAAAGCATAATGCTGTGGCAATCCGGTATCCGTAGGCGTTGGGTATGCTTCACGTATAAAGTTAACATCTTTGTTAAGTAAAAAACTATATGCCCCAGTAGCATCCACAACAGCTAAAGAATATGAAGCTAGAAAATCGTTGGGGGCAGATAAATACTTATTATTAGCTGTGACTGTTCCGGTTACGTTTTTACGCAACGATGGGAATTGAACCGTGTTAAATATACGTTGCTCGGCTTGAGTGATAAAGGTGTTTATCTGCTCTGTGCTAGTAATTGTAGTCGTGCCTGTCCCTGCGCTATTCGTAAAAGAAGTCGCTGGAAAATCGTTTTCAAGGTAACCCTTGATGTCTTCAAACAACGTACTGTAGTTCACAGTCTATCCTTAAGCCATTGGGCCGTATGCTTTAGTGCCTTTGGTAGCCGCGCCATTACCACGAGTTTCAACGCCCGTAGTTTTAACATCGGTCTGTGGGTAACCGTTCTCACCCGTGCCTTCAGTATTAGGTTTTGGCTGCTTGTATTTGTTTAACGGAGCTTCACCCCAACCAAAGAACTCAAATTTGTCGTTAGACATTATCGACCCCTTCCAGATTTCTGGTTCATAGCACGAGCTACGTTACGCCCATACTTTTTAGCGTCCATTGAAGTGATGCCGCCTTTTTTCATGCCGTGCAGTTTCTTCTCGTGAACTTTAACTTCTTTATCAGCGATTTGTTTAACTTCTTTGCGATCCATTATATATCTCCTAAGTAACAGCTACTGTGACAGTTCCAATTGATATGCTTAAAGCTAAGACGTTTGGTGTTAAACCATCATCATTTGCCCTAGACCCACCAACGGGATTCCAACCCCATTCAAATATACGACTACCGCCTTCAGGCGTTCCATTTGCCAGAGGCCCTGTTCCAGTAGGATTAATTTGTAGCCCACTGTTACCAGATGTTACGTAACTCACATCCGGTCTTGGTTCTCTTACTGCTTGCGGATCATCAACCGGATACATACCTAATTGTAACTGAGGATGATCTTGTTCCCAACATTCAGGACATACCTTAATCGGCACGTTCTTTGTCTTAATAACTAACGTCTTTAACTGTGTAAGTTTAAACCTAAATCCACACCGATCACACTCCGCAATTGCATTTTTTCCAGAAGAAAATCTATTTGGCATAACATCACCCTATAAATTGCTGTCTAGGCACAAAACGTATTGCGGCTTTTTCCCTATCTTCATCTGCTGCAAGCTGAAATTGTTGCTCGTAATCTGCCTTCAACATCATAATTCTATTGGGGTCAACATTAGGTAACTTCATGGATAAATGACTTGCTAACCCTGCAACCATACACGGCATAAACCTAAATGGTATATCTTGCCCGTTGATACCATTACCGGCATCTTGGATGCGTCTTAAACGCCAGTAAACAAACGTGTAGGTCTGGCTGTTGTCAGGGGTAGGCCATACATGTATCTTAGGGTAAACAACCGTTCCTGTTGAATTTGTGGCCCCCGTCAAACGCTGAATCCATACTTGAATAGGTCTACCTTCAGCATTTTTGTTAGGGATAGTAGCGTACGTGGAAACGCTAATACGCGTGATGTTAATGTCAGTTTGGTTCTGCCCCGTGCCTGTACGTATCACGTGGTCAAGAAGATCAATAGTATCAACGGGTAAGTTATAGGCAATTTGTTGGTAGGTTAAAACTTGCTGGCCTTGCTCAATAGTCCACAGGTTAATACCACGATTAGCCCACTCCATAGTGAGTAGGTTCAACGAACGCCTTGCAGTCCGCATGTCATAGCCAGACCGCAGTTCCGCACCACAACGCTCGAACGCTTCCTCAACCAAGTTATTAAGGTCAAGGTTGAACGCTGTCGTATCTGTGGTCTTATAAGCCATTATCTAAATCTCGCTGTCTTTGTTGCGATGCTTTTCGGTTGTGCTACAAACTGCTTACCTTTTGCTTTACCTGCTCTTTTTGCCTTGGTTGTTGCGGCGTACTCAGCGGGGCTAAGACTCTTAATTGCTGCTTCCGGAAGATACCGCTCTCCCGTTTTACTCGATGGCTTACCAGACTTGGTACGCCACTTTTGATCTCCCCAAGCCTTTAGGGACTGTTGCGGTGCTTTCATTCAAAATCTTCAGCAGTTAAGCCAGATTCTTCAAAAATCAAATCTTCAATAACTTCTTCTGTACCGCAAGTGCATGGCCCACCTTCTTTAATGGCGCATTGGCACATATGTTTTATATATTCAATCACGATAACCACCTCCGGCTTTTTTGTATTTCTTTGCTACTAA